GACCGGCGCAACGACCGCCGCGACACCAGCCGCCGCGGCCGCGAGGACCGCGACGACGACCGCGACGACGTCGACCCCGACGACCTCCGCGAGGAGATCCGCCGCGAGGTCCAGGCCGACACCGACCGCAAGCTCATCCGGGCCGCGGTCATCGCCGGCGCCAGCTCCCGGCTGGCCAACCCCAAGGTCGCCGGCCGCCTCCTCGACCTCGACGAGTTCGAGCTCGACGAGGACGGCGAGATCGACGAGGACGACCTCGCCGACGCCATCGACCGACTCCTCGAGGAGAACCCCGGCCTGGCCCGCCGCTCCTCCCGCCGCCGCGACGACGACGACGAGGACGACGACGAGGACCGCGACACCGACCGCGGGGACCGACGCGAGCGCCGCACTAGCCGCTTCCGCGGCGGCGCCGACGGCGGCGCACGCACCCGCACCAAGGGCAAGGCGCCGGACAACCTCACCGACGCCATCGCCCAGAAGCTCAAGAACGACGCCCCCCGCGGCCGCAGCAGCTCCACCCGCCGCGACCGCAACCGCTGACCCCGCACCTCACGCCGCCTGGCGCCGAGGGCAACCACCCACCCAGAGAGGCCCCCCTCATGCCCGTGTCCCTCGCCCAGGCCAAGCTCAACGCGACCGACCACGTCGACGTCAACGTCATCAACGAGTTCGCGAAGAACAACTTCCTGCTGCAGAACCTCACCTTCGACGACGTCGTCTCCGGCGCCGGCAACGGCGCCACGCTGTCCTACGGCTACACCCGCCAGGTCACCCAGCGCAGCGCCGCCTTCCGGGCGATCAACAGCGAGTACACGCCCACCGAGGTCACCAAGCAGCGCTACAGCGTCGACCTCAAGCCCCTGGGCGGTTCCTTCCAGATCGACCGCGTGCTCAACCGGGTCGCGCGGGCCGCCGAGACCGCCCTGCAGATGACCAACGTCATCGCCGCCGCGTCTGCCAAGTTCAACGACGAGGTCATCAACGGCGACACCGCCGTCGACGCCAACGGCTTCGACGGCCTGTCCAAGTCCCTCACCGGCTCGGTCACCGAGTACGGCGCCGGGGTGTCCACCGACTGGCGGGGCTCGGCCCTGGGGGACAACGCCGGCAAGTCCAACGACGCCCTGGACGCCCTCGACGAGTGGCTGGCCCTGCTCGCCGGCAACCCCGACGCGATCATGGGCAACAAGGACGGGCTGGCCCGGGTGCGGTCCCTGGCCCGCCGCGCCGGCTACTACGAGCGCGCCACCACCGCCTTCGGCACCCAGATCGAGACCTACCGGGGCATCGCCCTGGTCGACCTCGGCGAGAAGGCCGGCTCCAGCGACCTCGTCGTGCCCTCCACCAACAAGACCGTCGCCACCGTCGCCGGGGTCTACACCGACCTCTACGCCGTCCGCTTCGGTCTCGACGCCTTCCACGGCGTGTCCATGGGCGACGGCAGCCCCCTGGTCAACAGCTGGCTGCCCGACTTCTCCACCGCCGGCGCGGTGAAGACCGGCGAGGCCGAGCTCGGCCCGGTCGCCACCGTGCTCAAGGCCACCAAGGCCGCCGGCGTCTTCCGCAACATCCGCGTCCGCTGACCCACCGCTGACCAGCCGCCCCCGGCCACCCCGGGGACGGCGCACGACCGGTCGGGCCCCGGCATTGGGGAGTGCCCGGGGCCCGACCCCCATCCCGCACCACACACGCACCAGCCCGGACAGGGAGCCTGAGCATGGCCAAGAAGACGAAGATCACCGCGCCCGTCGAGGGCTTCTCCGGCGTCGGCGTCGGCGGCCTGGTGTTCACCGCCGGCGTCGCCGAGACCGACAACATCGCCGTCATCGACTACTGCCGGTCCGCCGGCTACGGCGTCGACGACACCAAGCCCACCCGCAGCAAGAAGGCCACCGAGCCGACCACGCCGCCCGTGGACGCCCGCGACGCCGCCAGCACCTCCCAGCGGGGCAACCAGCTGCGTGACGCCGCCGTCGACCCCGACCCCGACGACTTCATGCCCCCGGTCAACGCCGGCAAGGCCGACCCGCACGGCCCCGACGTCGTCTCCCCCCAGGTGCACGCCACCGGCGCCGGCGACGTCGCCCCCGGCGTCGTGGAGGACGACCCCGACGAGCAGGAGGCCGACGAGGTCGACCACGTCGAGAGCGCCCTGCAGGGCCGCCTCGACCAGGCCCCGGGCAAGAACGAGAAGGCCGAGGTCTGGAAGGCCTGGGCCATCCAGGTCGAGACCGACCAGGCCGCGGCCGCCGACGGCACCGTCCCGGCGGAGACCCTCGAGCAGATCAACGGCATGGGACGGGCCGAGCTGATCAAGCAGTACGGCCCCGACGAGAGCTGACCCCACCGTGCCGACCGAGACCGGGCAGCTGGAGTCCCTGGCCACCGAGGACGACGTCGCCGCCCGGTTCGTCAGCGGCACCCTCACCCCCGAGCAGATGGCCCAGGCCACAGCCTGGCTCGCCGACGCCTCCCAGCGGGCCCGGGGCGCCGCCCAGGGACAGCTGATCTCCTACGTCGCCGACGACACGGTGCGCCTGACCGCCTACGGGCGCACCGTGCGGCTCCCCCAGCGGCCCGTGGAGGCCGTCAGCCTCGTCTCGGGGCTGGCGGCCACCCGGTGGCGCTGGAACGGCGCCGAACTGCTCACCCGCCTCGACGGCGGCGCCTGGGACGGCCAGGTCACCGTCACCTACAGCCACGGGCTGCACGACGGGGAGTGGGGCCGCGAGCTCGCCCGCGGCATCGTCTGCGACGCCGTCGTCCGCGCGCTGCTCGTCGAGTACCCGGGGCTGCGCTCGGAGACCATCCTGGGCCGCTCCTACACCTACGACGAGCGCTTCCGCGGCGGCGGCGCCCAGGTCACCGAGGACGACGAGGCCCGCCTGGACCGCGCGTTCGGACGCGACTGATGCCCCCACCGATCCGCTGGGACCGCACCGTCACCGTCACCACCCCCACCGTCGACACCGACCCGGCCACCGGCAACCCGCGCGAGGTGTGGCCCGGTCAGGGCCAGACCGTCCAGGCGCTGCGCGGGGCGCCGGCCACCGCCCTCGAGGACGCCACCGACGGCCAGACCACCGCCGAGGAGGTCTGGGCGTTCAACCCCGTCGACGTCGACGGCGACCCCGCCGTCATCACCAGCCGCTCCCAGGTCCGTGACGACGTCGCGCTCTACCGGATCGCCGGCAACCCCGTCGCCGCCCGGTCCTACCTCACCCGCAGGCCGAGCCACACCGAGGCCCGGCTGCTGTTCATCTCCGACCTCCAGGAGTCACCGTGAAGTTCCTCAGCCCGCACTTCAAGAGCCTGCACGTCAACGGCGTCGGCACCTTCGTCGACGGCGAGCTCACCGTCTTCGACGGCGACGAGCGCGCGATCGCCAAGGTCCAGGCGATCGCCGAGCAGTACTCGATCGAGACCGCCGAGGAGACCACCCCCGAGACCACCGCCGACACCCCCGCCGAGGAGTCGACCGACGACCCCGCCGAGCTCAAGGGCGCGGCGCTGGACGACGCCCTGCGGGCCGCCGGCCTGCCCGTCTCGGGCAAGGCCGACGAGAAGCGGGCCCGCCTGGCCGCCCACCGCGCCGAGCTCACCGCCGGCGACGAGCCGGTCGGGCAGGCGGCCGGCCAGGTCCCCGCGAACGACGACGTGCCCGGTCCCGCCGCCGCGGCGATCGCCGGCACCACCACCGGCACGGCGACCACCCCGGTCGCCACGGCGCCCGACGTGCTCACCTCCGGCACCGTCCCCAGCCCGGCCTGACCCCGGTGGCCCGCTTCGAGGCCGCCCGGGACCTGGCCAAGCAGCTGCTGGTGGCCACAGCCGACGACCGGTACCGCACAGCCCAGCAGATCGCCGCCGAGGCCCGGGCCACCGCGCCCCGGGTCACCGGTGCCTACGCCGGCGGCATGGGCGCCCGCCGGTACGGCAACGGCACCGTCGCCGTCGTCGACACCGACCCCGACGCCGGCTACAAGGAGTACGGGACCGTCGACACCCCCGCGCACGCCGAGCTGACCAACGCAGCCCGCCGCCGCGGCCGGTACACCGGCCGGTGACCGGTCCCCAGCAGGCACCTGTCCTGCCCCCCATGGCCGCCGCCGTCCGGGCCTACCTGCTCAGCCGGCCCCGGTGCACCGCGCTGGTCGACCAGCGCGTCGTCACCCGCACCCCGGCCGACGCCGGCCCCGCCCACCTCGTCGTCCAGATGCCCGGCAACACCGCCCTGCGGGCCCGATCGGGCGTCTACCGGGTCCTCATCCAGGTCGAGGGCCGCGCCGCCAACCCCGGCGCCGACGGCCAGGACCCCGAGACCGTCGCCTGGAACGCCGCGGCCACCGCGGCCGCCGAGCTCGCCCACGCCCGCAACGTGCTGTGGGAGGGCGCGGCCTGGACCGCCGACCTCGACGACGCCGAAGGCCCCCTGCAGCTGCCCGCCGACACCACCCGCGGCGCAGCCATCCACCGCGCGGTCCTCCGCTTCGAGGCCACCACCCACGCCCGCCTGCTCCTGGGCTGACCGCACCACCCCGCCCCACCCGGGCGGCGCAGCACCCCACACACCCACGCACACACCAGCCCGGAGGCAACCGTGTCC